TGACATGAAAGAGTTGCTGGAGCGCTTTGACAGAATCGAAGCCAAGCTAGATACTCTGCGGAGCAAGCAAAGTGCCAGTCCAGTCTGAAAAGCAGCGCAGGTTTATGTATGCTTCACTTGCAGGCAAGACTGACGTCCCGCCCAGCGTAGCGAAGAAGTTTGTTGGTCCCAAAGCACATGCCGAAGGAGGCATCATGAAAAAAGAATCCCCCGCGATGATGAAAAAGGAAGTGGCCTTCATGAAGAAGAAGGGCGCTCCGAAGTCCATGATCAAGCACGAGATGGCTGAAGCTAAAGGCAAGGGCTACGCCCGAGGCGGCGGCATCGAGTCCAAGGGTAAGACCAAGGGCAAGATGGTCAAGATGGCTATGGGCGGCAAAGCCTGCTGAGGAGCAGTCATGAACTACGCAGCAGAAGCCAAACGCGAAGTTAAATCGCTGAGAAGCCGCTACCCCAAGCGAGGTATTGACCCCACTATCCCGGAAGGTATCCGGGAAAAACTTGTGGACGAGCAAAAAAACGCTTTGACCCCAGCGTCTAAATACGCTGGCGGTGGTATGACTCGCGGTGATGGCTGCTGCAAGAAGGGCCATACCAAAGGCAAGGTGGTGTGACATGGCTACTCGGTGGCAATCTCTTCCAGGCGCAAATGAAGATGTTGTTCAGCGAACCGCTGAAGATATTGGCAAAGTCCGTAAACGGATGAACGTAGAGTCTTCTGGCCTCAAAGGCGGCGCTAAAGAGTCCGTCCGAGAAGCTGGCGGACGTGCGGCGCGACGGCTTGGTGCTCGTGCGGGGATGGCTGGTGCTGCCCTTCAAGGCGGGTACGAAGCTGGTCGGGCGTTGGACGAATCCACCGGCATTGGTAAAAAGTTGGTGGGTAAGGCGGGGTCAGCTATTGACCGTGCTGCCACTGGTGACCGCGTGAAGTTGACCAAAGAAGCAGCACGCCGCGCTGAGGACGAAGAAAACTTTGAAACCATGCAACGCGCCCTTCGTGAAGTAGATGAAGAGAGTGGCCGTAGCAACTACGCCTCTGGTGGCAAAGTCCGTGGCGGTGGCTGCGAGCAGCGTGGTAAGACTAGGGGTAAGTTTGTATGATGGCCTCGCGTGGCATGGGAGCTATCCGCAAGGGTGTGGTGAAGAAACGCCGGGATAACACTGACTTCCTTCAGGATGGCAAACGCCACGCACGCCGTGACAACACGGACTTTACCGAGTACGCAGACGGTGGGTCCGTCAAGTCCAAGGTGAACGAGGCTGGCAACTACACCAACCCAGGGATGCGAAAGTCGCTCTTTGAGAAGATCAAGGGGCAAGCCACGCATGGCACTGGTGCAAACGAATGGAGCGCCCGCAAAGCGCAGTTGCTAGCCAAGCAGTACAAGGCCAAGGGCGGCTCATACAAGGACTGACATGAAGGCCCCGCAGCAGAGCTTGAAGGATTGGGGTGACCAGAAATGGCGGACGCGCAGTGGCAAACCTTCTAGCAAGACCGGTGAACGCTACCTCCCAGAGGCTGCGATCAAGTCCCTCACTCCTGCTGAGTACGCTGCCACTACAAAGGCAAAAAGGCAAGGAAAGGCAAAAGGACGACAATTTGTCGCCCAGCCTCCCAAGATTGCTGCAAAGACCGCAAAGTTTAGGTAAGCCATGACCACATCCGGCACCACTGCATTCAATCTCGATTTGGCAGAATACGTCGAGGAAGCCTTTGAGCGCTGTGGTGCAGAGCTTCGCACGGGTTATGACTTACGCACTGCAAGACGTAGTCTAAATCTTCTCTTTGCAGACTGGTCCAATCGTGGCATAAACATGTGGACCATCGAGCAGGGCTCCCAAGTCCTGACTCCTGGCACAGCCACCTACACGCTGCCTGCCGATACGGTGGACCTGATTGAGCATGTGATTCGCACAGGCGCGGGCAACGTCTCCACGCAGACTGACCTGACCATCACGCGCATCTCGGTTTCTACGTACTCCTCTATCCCGAACAAGTTGCAGCAGGCAAGGCCGATTCAGGTCTACATCAACCGTCAACAAGCTGCCCCGACGTTCACCGTGTGGCCGGTGCCTGACAACTCACAGACCTATACGTTCGTCTACTGGCGGCTACGCCGCATACAGGACGCTGGTGTGGGTGGTGGGTATACGCAAGATGTGCCGTTCCGATTCCTCAATGCCCTGGTGGCTGGGCTGGCGTACTACCTGTCCATGAAGATCCCCGGTGCGATGGAGCGTATGCAGGCGCTGAAGCAGCAGTACGACGAGGCTTGGGATCTGGCTTCAACGGAAGACCGTGAGAAGGCTGCGGTGCGGTTCGTGCCTCGGCAGATGTTTATCAGTTAATTAGCCAGTTTATCGTCGCAGGCTAAACTCCCTAAACTATGTCAAACCGCTTTGCTAACGGCGCAAAAAGTTTTGGCTTCTGCGATCTTTGCGGATTTCGTTTTACCCTAAAGAAGCTCAAGAACCTGACAGTAAAGACCAAGCAGACTCAGATCAAGGCGTGTCCTCAATGCTGGACGCCAGATCACCCACAGTTGCAGCTTGGTATGTACCCGGTCAGCGACCCGCAGGCCATACGTGATCCTCGTCCAGACACGAACACTTGGTATGCCTCAGGCCAAACTGCTCTTGGGACCATTGGTGAAGGCAGTCGCGTGATTGAGTGGGGCTGGGCTCCGGTGGGTGGGTCCAGTGGTTTTGATGCGCCCTTGACGCCGAATAGCTTGGTCGGCGTGGGATATGTTGGTACAGTCGCGGTATCTACCGCTTAAGGAGCGATGATGGAAAAAGCAATGCGCAAGGTTGCCAAGGAAGAAGTTGGCAAGCACGTGAAGGCCATGCACAGCAAGGGCTTCAAAAAGGGCGGTCCGACCACCGACGACCGCATGAAGTACGGGAAGAATCTTTCCCGCGCCATGAACCAGAAGACGGGCTGACATCATGGGCAAGATCAAACAACTGCCACCTGCCAAGCAGGCATACCCCCAAGAAGCCGAGAACCCTCGGGACATCTGCATGGTGGTGGGCAACTTCTCCAAGGAAGCTGCTCCAAAGGCCAAGACGTCTGGTATCAAACAGCGTGGGTCTGGTGCTGCTACGCGTGGCTTCATGTCCCGTGGGCCGATGGCGTGAGGTAAGTTGTGCGGTACGGCAGTGTGTATTTACTAACCAACCAACATACTGGAGAGCAGTATGTGGGACAGACTATTAAGTCTGTTACAAGACGTTGGTACGCGCACTGTATTTCCGCACAAAACCCAAAATTTAATGTTTCGCACAACATTGCAAAGTATGGTAAAGATGCTTTTGATGTGCGCGAAATGTTTGTTGCATTTGACAAAGCCGCGCTCAACAGTGCAGAAAAAGCCCTAATAGCGACGTTCAAGCCTATTCTTAATGCAACAAGCGGCGGCGCTGGAAGCCCAAGAAAAGTAAGCGCTGAGGAGTGCGCGGCACGCTCTGAAGCGGCGAAGCGTAGATGGGCTGATGCTGAATGGAAAGCAAAAACTGTAGAAAGCCTTAAACGCGCAGTTAGGCCCGCTGTACCGTATGAAGTGTTAAGACAGCGCGGGCTTCGCGTTTCGTCTCAGAGATGGGAAGGGCATATAAAGAAGACGCGAGTTGCCAATGGAACGGAAGCAAGAACCGCCCAGAGGGCTGAGCTAACTACACAGACATGGCAGAGTCCTGAAATACGAGCAAAACGAATTGAGGGGCTGCGCCAAGCTAATACGCGACCAGAAGTTAGGGCTAAGAGGGCTTTGGCAAGTATGGGGCGTATTATGCCCCGTGCTTCAGTAGAAAAAGCGGCTCGCGCAAAATGGAAACCTGTATACTGTCCGGAACTGCAAATTTCCTTTTTGAGTCAAAAGCATGCGGCGGAGTTTTTGGGTGTGCTAAAAACAACCGTTAATAATGCTATTAAGCAGAAAGGCAAGGTACAACGAAAGTTTACCTTGGAAATGGTGGCTTAAATCGACTACCAAAGCCTGAAAACCGCCTGCGAGGATTACGTCGAGAACACGTTCTCGGCGACTGACTTCGCCACAATGACGAAGTTGGCAGAGCAGCGCATTTACAACGCGGTCCAACTCCCCACGCTGCGCAAGACCTCAACGCTGTCTCTGACAGGGCAGAACGTCAACGCACCCACGGACTTCTTGGCGGCTTACAGCCTTGCGGTGGTGCTGGCTACGGGCAGCTACGAGTTCCTTCTGAACAAGGATGTGAACTTCATCCGTGAGGCGTACCCCGACCCTGCAGTAACTGGGACTCCGAAATACTACGCCCTGAACGGCACCACCACGCCGCTGGTGCAGCGGTTCTTGTTCGGCCCCACGCCGCCGATATCGCCGCTGCTGTCTGCTGAACTGAACTACTTCTACTACCCCGAGAGCATCGTCACGGCCACCAACACATGGCTGGGTGACAATTTTGACTCCGTGCTGTTCAACGCGGTATTGGTCGAGGCTGCTCGGTTCATGAAGCAGGAGCCTGACATCGTGGCCGATGTAGACAAGCAGTACGTGCAGTCGCTGACGTTGCTGAAGAATCTGGGTGATGGTAAGGACCGCCAGGACGCCTACCGCAGTGGGCAGGTACGAACACAGGTGATCTAAATGGCCTTGGTGCAAACGCTATGCTCTTCGTTCAAACAGGAGTCATGGCTGGGTATCCATGATCTGGATACCGATGTTCTGAAGATGGCGCTCTATACGAGCGCCGCTTCTCTTGGTGCTGGCACCACGGTCTACACGACCACGGGCGAGGTCTCTGGTACAAACTACACCGCAGGGGGCGTGATTCTCACGAACGTGCAAGTCCTGCTCTCTGGCACAACTGCCTACTGTACGTTTGACAACCCTGCCTGGACTGGCGTGAGCTTCACGGCCCGTGGGGCACTGATCTACAACACCTCCAAGGCTGACCGGGCTATTGCTGTGTTGGACTTTGGTGCGGACAAGGTTGCGGGTCCAAACTTCACAGTGCAACTACCAACGCCCACTGCCACCACGGCGCTTTTGCGTTTCGCGTAAGGTAAATCATGCCGTCAACCTATACCACGTCTCTAAAATTGACACTTCCCGCCACGGGAGAGAATTCCGGCACCTGGGGGAACATCGTCAATACCGGCATTACGCAGCTAGTGGATGATGCGGTGGCCGGGACAGCCAACATTACTATCGGTGCTACAA